GGGGTATAGGGGTATTTTGTACTAATTTCTAATAAAATCAAAGAGTTATAAAATACCCCGCTATTTTTAAGTGCGGGGTAAAGCGGGGGTATAGGGGTATTTGCCTTTTGTGATTATTTTCGGCTAGAATGAAAGCACTATGAACGCTAGACAAATTCGCTTTGTGCAAGAATATTGCCGAGACTTCAACGCTACTCAGGCGGCGATACGGGCGGGCTATTCTCAAAAAACGGCCGGAGCGCAGGGGCACGACCTCCTCAAAGTTCCTGAAATTGCTGCTGGAATCGAAGAGCGCAAAGAACAACTAGCCGAAATTGCTGAACTGGATGCAACTTGGGTATTGCGCCAATGGAAAGCAATCGCTACTGCTGATGTGAATGACTTGACGCAACTGCGTCGCATTTGTTGCCGTCATTGCCATGGATATGGTCATCAATACCAGTGGACTGAGAACGAATATTTAGAGGCGGTAAATCGTGCCGTCGAATTGAAAAAGCCTGTGCCTGACGGTATGGGAGGATTTGGTTACGACTTGAACGCCGAGCCGCATCCTGATTGCCCTGAGTGTGGCGGTAACGGAGAGGAATATCTTCACATTACAGATACCCGTAAGCTAAAGGGCTCTGCCCGAAAACTCTATGCTGGAGTCCAAAAGACGAAAGATGGATTGAAAGTGCTCACACGGGATCAGGATGCGGCCTTGGCGAACATTTCAAAATATCTTGGTATGCTGGTAGATCGCAAAGAAATTAGCGGACCTGGGGGCTCTCCGGTGCCTCTCGTTCATATTCGTGCTGAAGATTTAACCGATAGCCAATTAGCGGCTATTATTCAAGCTGATGATGTTGACGAAACGTGAAGCTGCTACCGAGCTCTTAAAGCGTCGTAAGGCTCGAAGCCACTTAGCGGCTTATATCAATTACACGAATTCCAAGTACAAAGAGAGTTTTTTTAGTCAATCCGTTTGCTTGGCGATTGATCAGTTTTTAGAAGATGTCTTAGCGGGCAAACGTCCGATTCTTGTACTTCAAGCCCCTCCCCAGCATGGCAAATCTGAAATTGCCAGTCGCAAACTCCCAGCTTATATTTTGGGAAAGTTCCCCGATCTGCGAGTGGGCGGTGCTAGTTACTCCGATGAATTAGCTACCTCAATGGCTCAGGATGTGCGCCGAGGTCTTGCTTCAGATGAACATAAACGGGTATTCCCGTGCCCCGATGAGAAGCGTCGATATGATGTCAATCGCACCGGAGAATTTACCGCACCTGGAGGCACTGGTAGTTATTTAGGCGTTGGTGTGGGCTCCGGTCTTACGGGTCGACCTTTAGACATCGCACTTATTGACGATCCGATTAAAAATCAAAAGGAAGCCCTGAGCCCAACAACTAAAGAAGGTCATTGGAATTGGTATCAAACCGTATTTACTACTCGTCTCTCCGAGTACTCAGGGCAAATAGTCATGGCTACGAGCTGGGCTGAAGATGATTTACCGGCTCGAATTTGCGCCCATTACAAGGGCGACTCTAGGCTACGAATATTGCGCTTTCCGGCGATTAATTTGCCAGGAGAAGTCGGCTATAACCCTGAGTTGCCTGAAGGGGCTCTCGTCCCCGAGCTAAAGAGCCTTGAATTCTTATTGGAAGTTAAAAGTCTGTTTAGTGACTATTGGTGGGCGGCCATGTATCAACAAACCCCTAAACCTTTGGGTGGTAACGTCTTCAAAGAGGAAGGTTTGCGCTACTACTACCCTAAAGATTTGCCAACTAAATTCGACAAAGTCATTGCCTCATGGGACTGCACTTTTAAAGATACCGACGGTACTGACTTTGTCGTGGGGCAAATATGGGCTAAGGCTGGGGCGAATAGTTACTTATTGGATCAGGTTCGCGCCCGCATGTCGTTTACTAAGACTTTGACCGAAGTTTGCGATTTGAGGGATAAATATCCTAGAGTGCGCGAAGTACTTATTGAAGACAAGGCCAATGGCCCAGCAGTTATTGATACTTTAAAATCTAAAGTGCCTGGAATTATTCCAGTTGAGCCCGATGGCTCCAAGTTGGCTAGAGCTCACGCAGTAACTAGCTATTGGGAAGCTGGTAATGTGTGGTTGCCACATCCTGACACGGCCCCTTGGATTAAGGATTATGTAAGCGAAATGACAAGCTTTCCGGCATCTGCTAATGATGACCAAGTTGATGCGACTACTCAAGCATTACGTCGCCTCTATCCGTTATTTAATAAACTTAAAATTACTCAAGAAGCTTTAAACAAAGCTTTAGGCAGATAATCTACAATGTTCAGTACTAAGGGAATCTAATCATGACTAAGCCTAATCTTCGACGCAATACTCCTAAAGGGACAAAATTGCGTCAAGCTGCTAATAAAGCCAAAGCGCAATCCTCAAATTTGATGGAGGGCTATCCAGTTAAAGCCCCTGATATTTTGAATGGAGTGGTTCCTAAAGGTGCTAATGCTCCAGTATTGGCGATGGATGCGACGACTAATTACTCAATGCTCGCTCAAGCTTATCCTACTGGGGGAGGTTTCCCAGGCTTTTCGTACTTATCGCAATTGGCTACACGTGCAGAGTATCGAGCGTTTGCTTCTGCCCTAAGTACTGAATTGACTCGAGAATGGATCAAATTCACTAGCAAGCAAGAAGATGACAATACAAACGCAGATAAAATTAAATTAATTGAAGATGAATTTAAAAGGCTTGATGTACGTAAAATTTTGCAAACCGCCGCTGAAAATGATTGCTACTTCGGGCGCGCACAAATCTTTATCGACATTAATGGGGCTGACCGAAAAACTCCATTAGTTTTAGATCCAAGAACAGTCAAAAAAGGTTCACTGAATCGTTTATCTTGTGTCGAAGCCATCTGGACTACTCCGGCTGGATATAACGCTTTAGATCCCGCAGCTCCTGATTTTTATAAACCGTCCCGTTGGTTCATGCTTGGTCAAGAAGTTCATGCTTCTCGCCTTATGACCATTGTCACGCGCCCGTTGCCAGATATTTTAAAGCCCGCATTTAACTTTGCCGGTATGTCACTATCTCAACTCGCAGAACCTTACGTCAACAATTGGCTCAGAACGCGTCAAAGTGTGGCCGATCTAATTAACAATTTCTCCATTACTGCGTTGGCCACATCAATGGAGCAAGTTCTCCAAGGTAATGATGATGGTGCCGATTTATTTGCGCGCGCTGAGTTATTTACTGCAACTCGAAGTAATAAGGGCTTAATGCTCCTTGATAAAGATCAGGAAGAGATCGTACAAGTCAATACACCACTTTCAGGATTACATGAGCTACAGGCGCAAAGCCAAGAGCATATGTGTAGCGTATCAAGAACTCCAGCAATTGTTCTGACTGGTATTAGCCCAGCCGGTCTTAATGCTTCGAGTGACGGTGAGATTCGAGTGTTCTACGATTGGATTGCGGCTCAACAAGAAGCTTATTGGCGCGAACCGATTGAGACTATTTTAAAGTGCGTCCAATTGTCATTATTTAGCGAAATAGATCCTGACATTAGTTTTAGTTTTATCCCGCTATATCAAATGACTCCAAAAGAATTGGCCGAGATTCGCACCGCCGATGGGCTTACTGCCGTGGCTTATATTGACCGTGGGGTACTTGATCCTAGCGAAGAAAGAGAACGCTTAGCGCGTGATCCTGAAAGTGGTTATCAGGGCTTAGATGTCGACATTAGCATTTTAGAGCCTGATAATTTTGAAGCAATGGATAAAAGTGTCAGCGAAGCGCAACACAAAGCAATGGCGGCGGCTGCAAGTGGTCATAGCACTTTAGGTATCCCCCAATCTGTTGGCAAAGAGTTCTTAGCTAAAGATGCGTAAACTCGTTCGCCCAGTTTCTGCTAATCGAGGAATAGAGTCTCGCTATCGTAAGGCTTTGCAAAAACTCATTGAAGAAATGAGTAATTCTGTGGAATATTGGCTTACCGCTGAATATCGCAAAAAGCCGCCACGCATGGCTATGCTGGTAGATCAAGCCCAAGATGCAAGCCCTGCCCAGCAAATTAAGGGTATCCTTGATGACTTGGCAAAACGCTGGATTGACCGCTTTGACGAATACGCTCCGAAAATAGCCGAGGCTTACCTTCAAGGGATGTTTAAGGCGAGCGACTCGGCGTTTCGTCAAGCTCTAAAAGATGCGGGCTGGACGGTAGAATTTAAAATGACTCCAGCCGTTAGGGATGCTTTTAATGCTTCCCTAGCTGAAAATGTCGGACTTATCCGCTCAATTCCAGAGAAATATTTGCAACAAGTTGAGGGCGTTGTGATGCGCTCCTACAGTGCTGGGCGTGACTTAGAGTCAATGGTTAAAGACATTAAAGCCATTTACCCCGTAACGCATCGCAGGGCTGAATTAATCTCCCGAGATCAATCCAATAAAGCCAATTCCGTGGTTAATCGGGCGCGACAAATGGAGCTCGGAATTACCGAAGCTATTTGGATGCATAGCCATGCTGGAAAAAATCCTAGGCAAGATCATGTTGCAGCGGACGGAAAAAGGTATAAGATAGCGGAAGGTTGTAAAATTTCCGGCGAATTTATCCAACCTGGAGAGGAAATAAATTGCCGTTGTACTTGTCGGGCAGTATTGCCGATACCGTAAGGTTTTTATGTATCCGTCCTCTCTGCCAGGTAATAGAAATAACCGTGTGAAAGTTGACTCAGAATTGGGTAGCTTTTATGCCGGTACTCAATTTCGCACTTTTAAAGAATTTACTCTTGCAGCCGGAGCCACTCTAAATATCAAGATGGTTCGCCCAGTAGACATTGTCATCCGTGGATTTGGGATGCATGTTAATGGTGGCGATGTGCGCTGTGAAGTTTATCGAAATGCCACGCCTTCCGGTTCTTGGAATAATGCATTGCCAATTCTTGGAAAATGTGACTTCTTGGACAATCCTTTGCCGATTTATATCCCACAATGCACTTTAACCTCGGGCGGCGCATTTACGGGCGGTACGCTTTATGACTTGATGTATGTCAAAGCAGTAAGTGCCACTGGGCAATCTGCGACTATTGGTGATGAAATGGAAAGTCAACTTGGAGCGCCTTCTGGTAGTACTGGGATTTATAAATTTAGCAATCCTGGCAATTCTGAAGCTCATTGCATATTCAATATGTGGTGGGAAGAATTGCCCGTCAAATGAACTCGTGCCATAATCTGACTATGCCTACTATTAAATTTGCTTTTGACCGTACTGCTCGAACAATCGACGCTGATGGTCGTTTGCATGTAGATCGCTCCCATATTTCAAAAGCTACTGTAAATCCTTACCGTGGGATTGAAATCCCAGGATGGGAGTCATTAGGACTTGACTCTAATAAAATTTACAGACTCTTTCGTGATCCGATTGAATTGGAGCGTGGGGCTGAAACCTTTGCACGTTTGCCGATTCTTTCGGAGCACGTCCCCGTTACCGTTGATGACCCCAAGCCTGAATTGGTCGTTGGTGCTATCGGTTCAGATATTACTTTTACTCATCCTTATTTGGATGCCGACATTTGCATTTGGGATGCTGCGGCAATCGCTGGGATTGAAACTGATAAAGTACGAGAATTATCCTGCGCATATCGCTATGTGCCAGTCATGGAAGCTGGAGAGTTTGAAGGCCAGCCATATGACGGGCGTATGACCGAAATTCGAGGAAATCACCTAGCGTTAGTTGAGATCGGCCGCGCTGGGGCGGATGTTGTTGTTGCCGATCATAACCCCTTCACTTTCAAGGAATCCGCCATGAAGATGACCAAACTGGGCAAGGCCCTTTTTGCGGCTCTGTGCGCGGCCTCTCCTGTGTTGGCTGCGGATTCCGCATTGCCAGCATTGGTAGGTCCAGCCACCCGCAAGAACTTTAACAAGGAAGACATTAAAGGTAAGCTGTTAGCCCTTGATGCCGAACTTGATCCACAACAACTTGATAACGTGATTGATGCGCTATTAGATGTTGAACAAGAGCCAAAGGCAGTTATGACCCCTATGGCAGCCGCTGACGAATCTCCAGTCGAAAAACTCCGCGCTCTATTGGCGGGTAAAGTTGACGAAGAGACAATCAATAGCGCTTGCGCCTTGTTTCCTGATGCTCCTGCTCAAGACGAAGAAGTCGAGCCTGGCATGAAGAAAGAAGAAGTAGAAGCCGCTATGGATGGTTTGCGCAAAGATTTGCTAGCTGCTAATGAAGCTGCTCGCGAAGTTCGCGCAGTAGTTGGCGATGTGGCTTTGGACTCTGCCGCTGAAATTTACGGCTTTGCTCTCGATCACATGAAAATCGACCGTCAAGGTGTGGAAGGCGTACCCGCTCTTCGCGCACTATTTAAAGTTGCCGCCGCTTCTAAAGCAAACGCAACGCCGACACCTGTTGCTCAAGATTCTGCAGCTATGCTTGCAAAATTCCCAGGCGCAGCTCGTTTCCGTAACGCTTAATTGGAGGAAATATCATGTTTCAATCCCAAGTCAATCTCCAACAGGCTCCAGCCGTTGCCGGTGATTTTGCTTCAGCAAATCCACGCGCGTCCGTAGTTGCACCTGAAGGCGGCTTTGTAGCCGGTTCCGCTGGTGTAATCGTAGGTCGTTTCGCATGGATCGACACTGATGGTAAAACCATTTTGAATACTGGTTCTGGTAAGCCTGACGGTTTTATCCATCGTGAACAACAAGCTCTAATTTCAACCTACTTGGCTGAAAGTTCGAATGTTATTCCAGTGGGCTTCCCAGTGACATTGATGCGTACAGGCGACTACTACGCACTTGTAACTGTAGCTAGTGCTGAAAAAGGCGAAAAGGCTTTTGCTAAACTCGCCGATGGCACAATGCAACCAGCCGCTGCCGGAGCTACTGTTGCTGGCTTTATCGAAACCGACTTCACTATTTCACGCGCCGCTGGTGTGTCTGAAGTAGCTGTTATCACTCTCTAAGGGGCAAAATTATGAATTCGACTTTACAAGCTCTTATGAGTCGCGCCGGTATCACATTTATGGGCGTTAACGCTGATTTGCAGGCAGAAGGTGCAGCAGCATCTGTACGCCTTGCACATGACGGTTTTGCTTGTGATGCGCAACCAGCACTGGTTACCTCTAGCAATAGCGGTATTCCTGCGTTCTTGTCTACTTATATTGACCCTAAGCTGATTGAAATTTTAGTCGCCCCTATGAAGGCTGCTGAGATTGTTGGCGATGAAGTTAAAAAAGGCGACTGGACAACCGAAACCGCAATGTTCCCAGTAGTTGAATCTACAGGTGTGACATCTGCGTACGGCGACTATAGCGAAAGCGGCAATGCTGGAGTTAACACTAACTTCCCGCAACGTCAATCTTTCTCTTATCAAGTCATGACCCAATGGGGTGAGCGCGAATTAGAACGTGCAGGTCTTGCTCGTATCGACTGGGCTAACCGTACTAATATCGCTTCTGTTTTGACTTTGAATAAATATCAAAACAAGACTTATTTCTTCGGTGTTGCAGGTTTGCAGAACTATGGTCTATTAAACGATCCTAGCCTTTCCGCAGCAATTACTCCAGTGACTAAAACTGCTGGCGGTACTAGCTGGGCAAATGCGACTGCCTTAGAAGTAGTGGCCGACATTCAAAAGTTATACAAGCGACTTCAAACTCAGGCTAATGGCCTAGTTGAGTTGGATACTCGTATGACTTTAGCTATGTCCCCATTGTCTGAAGTGGCTCTCACAAAAACCACAGAATTTAACGTTAATGTTTCTGATATTCTCAAAAAGAATTTCCCTAACCTAACAGTTAAAACTGCACCTGAGTACACAACTGCTTCAGGTGAATTGGTTCAATTGATTGCCGATGAAATCGAAGGTCAACGTACCGCATCTTGTGGCTTTACTGAAAAGCTGCGAGCTCATCCAATTATCGTGCAGGCTTCTTCTTTCAAACAGAAGAAATCTCAAGGTACTTGGGGTACAGTGATTTATCGTCCGTTCTTAATCGCTCAAATGTTGGGCGTATAAACGTGAGGTAGTACACCCTGGGGGCTTCGGCTCTCAGGGCTTTTATTTAATATCTAAGGAGAGTGAATTATGGCAACGTCAAAAACTGTAATTATTGGATGCAAACTACCAAATGGATTGGTTATAGAACATCCATTGGACCCTACACAAAAAGTTGAATTAGCTGGTTTGAATAAAGCCCTAATTATCGGCGCGGAATACGCGACGACCGAAGTTGATGGCGAATTGTGGGAGACATTTGAGGCTCTTCATAAAGAATTCGGCCCACTTAAGTCTGGTGCGATTTTCGTAGCTAAAACGCGCGATGACGCTAAAGCAAAAGCTAAAGAGTTATCTAAGGAAAAAACTGGCTTCGAAAAGATGCCTCAAGAAGTAGGCGATTTAAAGCCTGCTGATAAGGAATAAGTAATATGCCGTCCGTTACTTTTAACGCGACGACCTTTAAGGCCCGCTACCCAGAATTTACCGCAATCTCAGATGCTAGACTGTCGACATTTTTTGGGGAAGCTGGGCTTTATTTATCAAATTCGGACGATAGTCCGGTACAAGATTTAACACGTCGAGCGACTTTGCTTAATATGCTTACTGCGCATATTGCTTATTTGAACGGCGTATTGAGTGCAGATGGATTACCTAAGCCTGTGGGAAGAGTATCTCAAGCGACTGAAGGTTCAGTATCTGCTAGTCTCGAGTATTTAACTCCAGGCTCTCATGCTTGGTTTACTCAAACTCAATACGGTGCCGCCTTTTGGCAGGCAACAATTAGTTTGCGAAGATTCCGGTATATACCATGTCCAACAAGGTTCTAAGCGGCTCCGATGGAGTCATGAAGGCATTAGAGGCGATTGCCCGTAAGATGGGTGGCGGTAGTGTTTCGGTGGGTTTCATGGGTGGCGCAACTTATCCCGATGGAACTCCAGTCGCAGCCGTGGCATATTGGAATGAATATGGCAACGTTGAACAACCTGCGCGCCCATTTTTTCGTCAAATGATTGCTAAAGAATCTCAAACTTGGCCAGAAAAAATGGCTAAGTTGGCTAAAGCAACAAATTATGATGCCAATAAAGTATTGGGTCTAATGGGCGAAGACATCTCAGGGGCTTTAAAGCAGTCTATTAACGAGTTGCAATCCCCACCGCTGGCCGAGAATACCATTAAAGCTAAAGGCTTCTCTAAGCCCCTTATTGACACCTCTCAGATGATTAATTCAATCAGCTATGAGGTAGCTAAATAATGGATTTGAGAACAATAGCTAATGGCGTGTCATCCACAGTCAATGAAAATAAAATTGTGACGCTTTTGCGTTCTACTGGATATACGATTGGTGCTGGACGCAGGCAAGAGCCGTCTTACGCTACTCCAATCACTGGTCCAGGGCAGATTCAGGCTTTAGATGGTGACGATCTGAAACAATTGGACGGTTTAAATATTCAAGGTACTTTTAGAGCCATTTACTTACGTGGAGTTTTAGCTGGAGTTATTCGTCCAAATGAAATTGGCGGAGATATTATTCAAATTGATGGTCAAAATTGGCTAGTGGTAAAAGTTCTTGAAAGCTGGCCAAATTGGACTAAAGCGGCTATTTGCCTTCAGGTGACCTAATGTATACGCCCAGTATTATTGTTGATGAAGTCATTGACGCACTCGCAGATTTTTTAACCCCTTTAGTAGATGGTGCTGAGATTGCTCGCGCTCAAACTAATCGAGTTGCCATGCCTGCTAGCCCTTGTGTCATTCTGACCGAATTGCTAGAGGTAGATTTGGCAATACCGTATGAAAATTATCAACCCGATGACAATACCGCCAATATTCATGGTGCAACGCGTATTGATATTCAGATTGATTTTTATGGAGTGCAAGCAGGCGATTTTTGCAAAGTTGCAAAAGCAGCCTTTCGTTCGCAATGGGGGTTTGCACAATTCCCAGCGAATATTAAACCGCTGTATACATCCGACGGCCTTCAATCTCCCCTAATTACGGGAGAAAAGCAATATGAAAGTCGATGGACACTTACAGTATCTATACAATACAATCCAATTGTTACTGTTCCGCAAGAATTTGCAGATGAGGCTATCCCAAATGCAATCATTCCAGCGGACTTGTAATTGCGGACTACCACTAACTTATGAGGTGAACAAATGACGATTCCAGCAAGCGACATAGTTGTCGTAAATCCAGGTGTCGTTGGTTCCGGCGGTAATCCGCTGGCGCTTAACGGCGTTATTCTTTCTAAAAATATCCTTATCCCGACTAATTCAGTTCAAGGCTTTGCGAGTCCTGAGGCAGTTCGCTCCTTTTTTGGCGCAGCTTCTGACGAATATGCAATTGCTAAGACTTATTTCTTAGGCTTTGATAACTCTACAATAAAGCCTGGCACTTTGTACTTTGCGCCATTTGTAGAAGCCGATCGTGCCGCTTGGTTGCAATCAGGATCATTGGGCGGAATTTCTCTGACAGATTTGCAGGCATTCTCGGGCGTTTTGACAATTACCATTAATGGTGTGGCTAAAACTTCCTCTTCAATCAATCTTGCGACTGCGACTAGCTTTAGCGATGCCGCAACTAAGATTGACGCAGGTTTTGCCTCGGGCGATATTGCCGTTACTTGGGATCCAGTTAATAGCACATTCGTATTCACATCCCCAACAGTTGGCGCAAATTCTTCAATGACTTTTGCAACTGGCACTTTGTCAGCTTCTTTAAAATTGACTAGCGCTTCAGGCGCAATCCTGTCTCAAGGTGACGTGGCTGATACTCCAGCGACCGCAATGGATGCAGTTGAATCAGCTACTCAAAATTGGGTCGATTTTATGACCATGTGGGAGCCTGATTTTTCTGACAAAACAGCTTTTGCTGAATGGACTAACGCTCAAAATCAACGTTACGCTTATGTGGTTTGGGATACCGACGCGCAAGCAATTGTCAACGGTTCAACAACTTGCTTTGGCGTAGTTGCTGATGGCTTGGCTTATGACGGCGTAATTCCGGTGTACAACACTGTTGAGCTTGCCGCATTTGTTCTCGGCTCTGTGGCATCTATTGACTTTAGCCGTTTAAATGGTCGCATTACGACAGCGTTTAAAGCTCAAAGCGGTTTTACTCCTACCGTAACTGATCAGCAAGTGGCTGCGAATTTGCTTGAAAACGGTTATAGCTTCTATGGTTCATATGCAACAGCGAATGATCAATTTAACTTTTTCTATGACGGTCACATGACTGGCAAATGGAAATGGGTAGATACATTCGTTAACCAAGTGTATTTGAACGCTCAATTCCAATTAGCCTTAATCTCCTTGTTGACTAGCGTTAAATCTATTCCGTATAACGAATCAGGCTACAGTTTGATTCGCGCGGCAATGATTGACCCAATTAATCAAGGTTTGAATTTCGGTAGCATTCGCACGGGTGTCACTTTGTCAGAATCACAAAAGGCGCAAGTTAATCAAGCGGCTGGTCGTGATGTAGGTACGACAATTGAACAGCAAGGTTACTATTTGCAAATTCTTGACCCAGGCGCACAAGTTCGCGGCAATCGTGGCACTCCAGTAATCAATTTCTGGTATACCGATGGTGGCGCAGTGCAGAAGATTAACGTTGCATCTATCGACATCATGTAAGGAATATAGATCATGTCAGAAACTACAATTACCAGTTCGAATAGCGTATTTACGCTTGTTGTTACGGGCCTTTTCCCATCCCCTGTGCAACTTCAAGGTTATTCTTCAGATCGCGCATTTATGACTGAAGCTATCGACCTTGCTGAAGTGCAAATGGGTGTGGATGGCCGCATGACTGCGGGCTTTACTCCAAATCCTACTAAGCAGACTGTAACGCTTCAGGCAGATAGTCCGAGTAAAGATATTTTCACTGCATTGATTCAAGCAATGAAAACGGCTCGCGAAGTGTATTACATTTCAGGTTCCATCGCTTTGCCGTCTACTGGCGAAAGCTTTACTTTAACTCGGGGTATTTTGACAAATGCCAAACAAATCCCTGACGCTCAGAAAGTTTTGCAGCCATTAGATTACGTTATCACTTGGGAAAGCGTAAATCGCGCCCTGTTGTAACCAGTTAGTCCACGGGAAGGGCTTTATGCCTGCGTTGCCCTCTCCCAGCGCACCCCGTGGACACCATAGTAAAACGGAGAGGTTCAACGGTACGGAGAGGTATCAAAATGGCAAGATCGACTATTAATTACACGGTTCAAGACGAAGGTCGGGATCAAGGTAAAATTTTTGTAATTACGGAATTACCCGCAAGTAAAGCGGAAGCGTGGGCTATGAGAGCGATTTTAGCGCTTATGGCGGGCGGTGTTGAAGTTCCCGAAGGATTTGAGCGTATGGGTATGGCGGGCATGGCTGAGGTCGGCATTAAGGCTCTTGCGGGGCTTAAATGGGATGTAGCTGAACCGTTATTAGATGAAATGTGGGCTTGTGTGCAAATCATGCCTGATTCTAGTAAACCTCATGTCGTTCGTAACTTAATTGAATCGGATATTGAAGAAATAACAACGCGAGTAAAACTTCGCGCTGAAGTGTGGAAATTACACGTGGGTTTTTTGAAGGTCGTCGCCCCCTCCATTTCAAGCGAATTGCAAGCGACGGCCCGCAAAAAAGGTTCGCGGAATACTTAAATGTTTCACCAATAATAGGGACTTTGCTATCGAAAAGAATCGCCACTTTACATGAATTGGATACTGTTTACGGAGTTCGAGACGTTTACGATATGCTAGAAATTGTTAGTACCGACGATTACAATCAAGCGATAGCAAAACAAGAATAAATCCATGGCAACCATTATTGATTCTCTACTAATGACTCTTGGCATTGATTCTTCGGAATTCGATGCTGGAAAAGCAAAAGTTGATAAAGGGCTTAAGGAAACTGGCACTAAAGCCGAAGAGACTGGTAAAAAACTTAATCAGTCAGGAAAAACGGGCGCGCAGGGGTTTGAAGATGTCGCCAAAAGTGCCGCAAAATTCTTAGCGTTACTTGGCGGTACTGTTGTTGTTAAGCGCTTTATTGAGCAGACCATTGAGTCTTCAGCGGCTTTAGATCGCTTATCGAAAAATTTAAATGAGAGTGTTTCTAGTATTTCGGCGTATTCCAATGCGGTGGAAATATTGGGTGGAACTGCTGCCGGATTGCAAGGTACGATGGATATGCTCAGTCAATCTCAGACTGAATTACAACTCACTGGGCAATCCAATCTTATCCCCTACTTTTCTGCGTTATCTATCAGCCTTGCCGATACTCAGGGTAAAGCTCGTCCAGTTAGTGATTTACTGCTTGATCTAGCCGATAGATTCAGTAAATTAGATCGACCTACTGCGAACAATATGGGTCGCATGATGGGCATTGATCAAGGTACGATGAATTTGTTACTTAAAGGGCGCTCAGAGGTTGAACTCATGATTGCCCGCCAAAAGCAATATGGGGCAGTCACAAAGCAACAAGCTGAAGAAGCCACAAGAATGCAAATGGCAATGGTCGGAACTCGTCAAAGTTTTGAGGCATTTGGTCGTGAATTGCTGACCGCCGCCACTCCAGCGCTTGAAACACTTATTGATGTGTTTTATTCATTAAGTACGTGGATGCGAGAAAATAAAGAATTTGTCCAAACATTTTTGTCCATTATTGCGGTTGGTCTAGGGGCTATTGCCGCCGCTATGATTCCGATTAATTTGACAGTTGTTGCTATATTAGGATTGGCTGCAGCCATTTCAGCCCTGTGGCAGGATTATCAAACTTGGAAACGTGGAGGCGAAAGCTTCATCGACTGGTCAAAATGGGAGCCAGGATTTAAAGCCGCCGGTGAAGGCATTCGTTGGCTTAAAGACCTGATGGGTGATTTAATGTATAGGGCTATTGCTGCCGCTGACGTTTTGGCATCCCTCTTTAAGCGTGATTGGAAAGGTGCACAACGCGCCGCTAAAGAGTTCATAACGGGTAACGGTAAAGAATATGGCGCAGCTCCCCAAGGCCCTCAAATTGATGTTGGTAAAGAACAAGAAGCTGCTATGAGCTACTTTCAAGCTCAAGGGTGGACTAAAGAGCAATCCGCTGGGCTTGTGGCTAACATTAAACAAGAAAGTGGATTTAAAGCGAATGCCGTTGGCGATAACGGTAAAGCTTACGGGATTGCTCAATGGCATCCTGATCGTCAAGCTGAATTTGAGAAAATATTTGGTAAGTCAATTAAAGGGTCAAGTATGGCTGACCAATTGGCATTTATGCAATATGAACTTACGCAAGGCAAAGAAAAGCGTGCCGGCGACATTTTGCGAGGAACAAGCGGAGCCGCCGAATCTGCCGCAGTAGTATCAACTCATTACGAGCGACCAAAAGATACGGCTAAAGAGGCTAGTGTTAGAGGTCAATTGGCATTGCAAATGCTTGGCGGTGTGCCAGGTGCATCGGGAGCCGCCGCAGGTGCTGGGGCTGCGAATGTTGCTCAAGCTAATTCGCCCACAACAATTGGCGGTAATCGTAGTGTAGAAACTCATATTGGGGAAGTTAAAGTTTACTCGGCGGCCACGGATGCTAATGGTATTGCCAAAGATATGGGTAAATCTTTAGACTATTTGTTCGCCTCACAAGCTAATTACGGATTAAATTGATATGCCGTTAATTCCATTCCCAAATGTCCCACCTGTACCTGGAGTGCCTGCTATCCCCAGATTGGCGACAATTTCACCTTTAGCCGCTGCAGGTCAAGGTTTATTGCAAGGCTTACTGTGGCGCTTATTTCAAGTGCAAACTCAATGGGGTGTTTATGACAGTTCCGGTCAACCATTAGGTGACCCGTCAAAATTTACGGGGCTTATTGGCGCAGCATTTGATTCTGCTGGACTTGGTACAACAATGTCCACTGGAGGAATTGATTATTCAAAAGAAACTAGAGTAAGTGATTTTCCAGTCGAACAAGGCAGTTTTGCTAGTTACAATAAAGTTGAGCTCCCTGCCAATCCATTAGTTAGCTTGTGTCTTACTGGCAGTGAAAATGATCGGCGCTCCTTTTTAGATGCGATTGATCAAGCGACTAAGTCGACTGATTTATATAGCGTAGTGACCCCTGAAGTTACCTATGTTGATTATGCAATTGAACGATACAACTATCAGCGCCGCGCTAATCGTGGTGCCACTTTACTCATTGTTGAATTATCTTTGAAAGAGATTCGACAAGTTTCCTCATTGTTTACTATGGCAAGTAGCCTCATCAATGCCCCAAAAGATGCAGGCTCTACCCCTAAAGTAGATGCTGGAAAAGTGCAAGCACAAGCGCCTCAAGTCTCTACTTTAAAAAGCGTTGCCACTAAATTGGGAATAGGTCTCTAATGCAAACCGTACCCTTACAATCCGTTCCAATTCAAGTCACTAAAGTAGTTTTGGGCGGTCAAAACGTGCAAATTTATTTGTATCAAAAGCCACAGGGTCTTTTTGTGGATATTAATTCTGATGGGGTCGACATTGTCACAGGAATAATTGCAAGGGACGCTGTTCCTATTGTGTGCCGTGAATATGTTGATTTTATTGGCAATCTGCTATTTATTGACACTCAGGGTAGTAGTGATCCGAGTTATGAAAGCCTTGGGAATCGCTGGACATTAGTTTATTTGACGGCAGACGAATATGCCCTCATTTAGTTCTAAAAAAGAATTGCGTTTCGTTATTACATTGGGCACGGGTAAATTCGGCTCAAGTAATAATGATCAAATAATATTGCAAGGCTTTAGGGCGCTTGTTGATATTGATAAAGCTGGTGGCATGATGATGGGGACATTGCGCGCCAAAATTTATGGCGTGTCTCAGGCTGATATGAATAGCGCAACTACTTTACAGTGGAAACCTGGTTCATTAATTCCAAATACTGTTGAAGTTTACGCAATTGATGGGACTGCTGAAACACTTGTATTTGCGGGAAATATCGTCAATGCATGGGGTGATTATCAATCCATGCCCGATGTTTATTTGCACATTCAAGCGCAATCGGCTTTTTTCAATCAACTTAAAGCCGTTCCTCCTCGTAGTTTTAAAGGTCAAATTGATGTGGCCAGCGTCATGAGTCAAATTGCGCGTGATCTTGGGTACACTTTTGAAAATAATGGTGTTAAAACGCAATTAGTTGATGTGTATTTGCCGAATACTGGCATGGAACAAGCGAAAGACCTCGCTCGTATGGCTGGGTGTGATTTATATCTTGACGATAAAATTTTAGCCATTACTCCCCCAAATGTGCCTCGAAAAGGAGTCATTTCATTTATTTCAAAAGATAGCGGGTTAATTGGCTATCCGACCTATGATGGCGTTGGAGTAAATTTTCAGACATTATTTGACCCCTCCATTACCTTTGGGGGAAGCATTTTTTTAGCAACCGATATTCTTCAAGCGGCAGGGGAATGGATTGTGACATCTGTTGCTCATAGATTAGAATCAGAAAAACCAGGCGGTGCGTGGTTTTCAAGCGTGAGAGGGAATGCCAATGGCCTCGCAGTCACCGGAAGATAAAGAAGTTCCAAGTGGGCAACAAAAGCCTTCATCTACTTGGGGTGAATTTAATAACATGTCTTTCATGGTGCAACAAGCACTAAGTAAGATGCAGACTGCCACATTGGTACGCATTGAAAAATGTACCAATAGTGGCGGTTTATCCCCAGTCGGGTTTGTGGATGTGACCCCTTTAGTTAATCAATTGGATGGATCGGGTAAACCTACCCCTCATACGACTATTTTTAATATTCCTTATTTTCGATTACAGGGTGGAGCTAATGGCATCATTATTGACCCGCAAAAAGGCGACATTGGTGTTTGCGTATTTGCTTCTCGCGATCTATCAAAAGTCAAAGCTACTAAAAAACAAAGCAATCCAGGCAGTTTTAGACAATACAATTTTGCCGATGGTTTATATCTCGGGGGTATGCTTAATGGCACTCCGAGCCAATATATTCAATTTAGCAATGACGGCATTCGCATACATTCGCCTACTAAAATCAAATTAGATGCCCCTGCCATTCTATTAGAAGCCGGAACAATTGAGATAAATGGCTCAACTTCCACTACAATTACTACTCCAACATTTACAGTAAATGGGGCTACAGTGTTAAACGGTACGATTTCGCAAGCTGGAGGTGGAGATGCTAGTTTTTCAGGCTCTATGACTGTCGCTGGGGACGTTACCGCCCAAGGTACTAGCGTACATACTCATAAACACGGTGGAGTAGTTGCGGGCGGTGCTCAAACAGGGATACCAGTATGACGCAATATAACACCCTCTTATTAGATCAAACGGCATGGGATTTAGTAATAGATAGCTCAGGTAATATTGCGATGGCTACGCCACCCTACGCATTAGCTCAAGATGTGGCAAGTGCGGTGCGTTTATTTTTAGGCGAATTATGGTACAACACTCAAAAGGGTATTCCATACTTTGAAGAGGTTTTGGGTCATTTACCACCCCTATCGCTACTAACAGGCTATATTGAAAAAGCAGCCTTAACGGTGCCTGGAGTGGTGACTGCTCAATGTATAATTTCAGAATTCAACGCCCGAGAAATTTCGGGACAAGTCCAATTTATTGACGAAACGGGGGCCGCTAATGCCGTCAGCATCTAGTGTTCCAAAAATCCAGTTTACTCAGGCAGGCTTGGTTATCCCTGCTGAAGCTGACATATTGTCAGGAGTTCAAGGTGATATTAACGCCGCATTTGGTGGTGGCTTAAATCCAGCTTTAGAAACTCCACAGGGGCAATTGGCTTCTAGTCAAACCGCTGTGATTGGCGATAAAAATAATGAGTTTGCTTATTTTGTAAATCAAATTGATCCTCAATTTGCAGATGGGCGTTTTCAAGATGCCATTGGTCGCATTTATTTCTTGACTAGAAAACCCGCTACTCCTACTACAGTAGCTGCTACATTAACAGGTTTATCTGGTACGGTTGTTCCAGCCGGAACTTTAGCTCAAGATACTTCAGGTAATACCTATATCTGCGTTGGTGATGTCACTATTGATATTACTGGCTCAGTACAAGCTCAGTTTCAAAACATTGAAACTGGCCCCATACCGTGTGCGGCAGGCACATTAATTTCCGTTTATCAAGCAATCCCAGGATGGGATGCAATCACAAATGCCGCCGACGGAATAATGGGTTCAGTAGTTGAAAGTCGAGCAGATTTTGAATATCGTCGTAAAAATTCAGTAGCTATTAATGCTGAAGGCACTCTCGGGGCAATTTATGCAACTGTCTATAATTTGGATAACGTATTGGATGTTTACGCAATCGACAATCCTTCTAATAGCGTTGTAAATACTGGAGTAACCAATTACCCATTAGCTCCGCATTCGGTTTATGTGGCTGTTGTTGGTGGGCTTGATGATGATATTGCTGGAGCCATTTGGAGTAAAAAAGATTTGGGCTGTGACTATAACGGGAACACAAGCGTTATAGTTAAGGATGAGTCGGGCTATAACTTTCCGCAACCGACATATACCGTTAAATTTGAACGTCCAGCGTCTTTGCCGATTAAATTTGAAGTAAACATTGTCGACGATCCGACACTTCCCTCTAACATTGTCGATTTAGTCAAAACTGCGATCATTGCTCGTTTTAATGGTGCCGATGGCACTAATCGTGAACGTATCGGTTCGTCCATTTTTGCAAGTCGTTACTATGCTCCAGTTTCAGCGGTAGCATCCACAGTGGCAGTAATCTCAATTTATATTGGAACTACGACCGCTACATTGACTAAAGTGGATGTGGGGATTGACAAATCGCCAACTTTGACAGCTTCGGACATTGTTGTGAATTTAATATGATTAATGTTGAACAAACGATTATTAGCCAATATGGTAATAGTGCGACGATAACTAAACTTATTCAGAATATGAATGAGTATTTAGATCCACGTGCTGACTTTGATAGCTTTTATAATTTTGTTTGGAATGTTGAAACCGCCCAAGGTTTTGGGCTTGATATTTGGGGTGAAATTGTCAACATTAGCCGAGAGATATTAGTCCCCGATGCACCTAATTATTTCGGATTTAATGAAGCTCTTCCAGGCTCTTACCCTTTTGCGGAACAACCTTTTTATAGTGGAATTGATCCGGCAACTCAAACTTATCAATTAAGCGATGATGCATATCGGCAATTAATATTAGTAAAAGCTTTGGCAAATATTTCGGCCACAAATGCGCCTTCTATTAATCAACTTTTACAGAACTTGTTTGCGGGTCGGGGGCGGTGTTATGCTAACGACACGGGCGGTATGAGTCTAAGGTATACCTTTGAATTCTTACTGACCCCATATGAATTTGCAATTATGACGCAATCGGGGGCATTACCTCGCCCTGCTGGGGTAAATGCCATACTTATTACAACGAATACCCCCGTTTTCGGCTTTTCTGAAGCTGGAACGGGTTCGGCAGCGCCATTTGGTCAAGCCCCATTTATTCAGGAAGGTGCAATCCATGCAGCTAATTAATTCCCCAGGTAAACTTCTTTTACCTTTCGCTCAAAGTGGCGCAAAAAATACTATTCCCGTTGATTCTCAAATTGGTATTACTGGCGGCGCAGCTTCATTAACTGACGGCTTTCCACCTTTAACTCGTACCCCATTGGCTGCGGGAGGCGTACCTCCATCCGGTGAGGATATGAACGGTATTTTGTATGAATTGTCTGCAATTGTTCGATGGGCAAACGCCGGTGGCGGTTATGTTTACGATGCCGCTTTTGCCACTAATGCAAATGTTAATGGCTATCCTAAAGGTGCGCGCATTCTACGTTCCGATGGGCTAGGATATTGGTTTAATACTGTGGACAATAACGCCACAAATCCCGAAGCTGCAGGCGCTTTAGCCGCTGGATGGGTTCCTGATTATACGGCTGGAGTATCTGCAATTACGATGACGAACGCAAACGTCACATTAAGTGAATTGCAATATGGAAAACCGACAATCATTATTAGTGGTTTATTGACTGCAAATTTAAATTTAATTTTTCCTGACATTGCACGTCAATGGGTAGTTATTAATAATACGACAGGCCCTTACAGTATTACTTGCAAAACCAGTGCTGGCACAGGTGCAATTGTCAATTCTGTGCAAACTATCATTGGGGACGGCACAAATATTTATAGTAGTCTTCAAGATGCTATTTCCCTTTTAAGTTTTCAAGTGGCTTTTGCGGCTGGAACTGCGGATGCTATTACTGCGACTTTTAATCCTGCTCCTCGTCGTTGGGTGGAAGGTGTGCCATTTTTTGTTAGAGCGACTTCTGCTAATGCCACAACAACGCCAACTTTTAGTGCGAATAACGGCGTTTTGGGGGCTAAAACAATTGTCAAAGGAAATAACTCAGCGTTAAGTTTGGGCGATATTTCAGGCGCAGGTCATTGGCTCTTGTTTCAATATGACGCAACACTTGATAAAGTAGTTTTGTTGAATCCGGCAACGGGTGTAGTTTCAATTGGCAATTCAGGATTATTCAAAAAAGCCAATTCGGATATTGTGGCTTTTACTAAAACTGGAAACTTTACGGTATCAACTTCTCAACAATTAAAAATTGAAGTGAACGGAACTGTTCAAGTTATTGCATCATCTACTGCTGTCACAATGCCAGGAAGCCCCGTGGCTGGTACCGATTATGCAATTTGGGTTAAACCTGACGGTTCATTAGAAGCTACTACCAATTTCACTTCCCCACCAGTTGCCAATAGTCGCAAAATCGGCGGTTTTCATTACGCACCAGGTGGCAACGCAACGGCTCAATCAGGTGGCAATACAACTCCACAGATCAATGAATACTCAATTTGGGATTTAAAATTCCGTCCGACTGCAATAGATCCGCGCGGCATGGCACTTATTGCCGGCGGGTTTTGGATGGATATTTATTTGACAGGTGTGGATGCAATTACAAATGGCTCTAGTAAATATAACGTAACAATTGCCGACGGTTCTAGTCCGCCAAAAGTACCTTTAATGTATGGCGGTTCAGGTTCTAGTACTTACGGATCATATAATTGGTGGCAAGCAATGGAGTTAGCTACT